TCAATCTCTCCCTTCCTAGTGGCTACTTTCGGGTAGCCACCTTTTTAATCAAAGAAGGTATAGTCGTCATTAAAAGAACGACTTAGTTCTGTTATTGAATTTTTGTTACGAACAAATATACCGTTATGTTGTTTGATATTTTCAGATGTTTTAATGTGCCGTTTTACAGATCTCTCAATGCTTTTCGGGGTTATAATAAGGTTAGGATCTCTTGCGCCAAAAGTTCTGTTCCACTCTACCATTTTTTGCAGGGCTTCTGCCATGCCACTTGCGTCACCTATTCTGTATGCTCTGTAGTATTGAGTAGTTAAACTTGATTTCTTTTTACTTATTTCTTTATCAATTCTATTTTTTATATCATTCTTTTCCATAGTGTTAGTATACTCCACAGGAGGAAAACCGAACAATAATCCTGCTAAATCTCCTGTGGTTACATCATCAAATATAGGGTCGCCACGTCTCGTTTTATATCCTTCTTCTCTTACTCTGCCCAGTGCTTTATATGCGTTTGATATACTTGTAGGTAAAAAGTTTTCAATAGCTCGTCCCACTTCTATAGTGTCTCTACTACCCACTATTCCTAAATCTTCAAACCCTCTGTATATTTTATCTATTGTGCTAAAAGCAGGCCCACCTGCATAATGAAAAAATGTTTCTTCAAGTGAAGCATCACGGTTAAACCTGTTCTCTTGTATTAGTAAACCAGTGAGGCGGACACGAGTCGCTACGTCTATGCCTGTTGTATAGTTAACTAAACCTTTGTATGCACCTTCACGGAACTGTCTGCGAACTATGGTATCAAAGTCTTCATCATCCTCTCCCAAGAAAGCATTAGATATCATTTCTATTGCTCCGTATAAAGGTAAACCCTGAACCCCTGCAAATAACAACGCACTTATATGTACCCCTGCTAACTGTTTGAAAGCTATATATCTATCCTCTGGAGGTAATGACTTATCCATAAGTTCTTTTGTAGATTTAAGCATAGTAGAATACATACGCAGTCCATATGTTTTATACATAAAAGCTATACGACCAAAGTTTTGCTGTGAGTATCTAGGCCCTGTTTCTAAAACTGCACCGCCATTCGTTTCTTGTGTCTGTCTAAGAGCTTTTTCTGCGGCTCGTTCTGTAGCACCTTCTATATTTTTAGCGGCTTGTGCCACATCTGAAAAACTTTTTATCTTACCTTTTGGGTCTACCTCTTGTCGTAGTGCTAGTTGGTAAGAAGAAAGCAAAGTAACTTGTCTATTAAAACGTTCTGCTTGGTTAAACATTACAGCAGAGAGACTTGTTAAGTTGTCAAGACTCAACACATCCATAACTCTATCTTTTTTATCTTTTCTACGAGATAAAACCCCTCCTGCTTCACCTAAACCTAAAGCATCTGCTAAGAATGTCCTTGTTAACTGCCCTCTTTTTGATGCTAACTTCACTAGGGGTAGCACGGAGTCAGCTATTTCTTGTTGTCTTGGAGATAAATTTCTACTCACACCATAAGACTCTATAGAATCTTTTACTTTATAAGTTTTATTTACGGGGTCAAAGTCAAACAATTTATCTATGCTGTTACCTGAGTTCATAACTATTCTGGTAGCATTACCTAACGCTCTGTTTGTTTTTACAAATCCGTACTCAGCTCCAAGATAGGGATAAACAAATAAAGGAACTTGAGACAAGTTAACTAGTGCAGAAGAAGCATTACCACCTATGGTGTACACAAATGCTAACTGATTAGCAGTTTTTACAAATTGCTCTACGCCTTTATAATTTGCCCCCTCTGTTGCAAATCTTATTCTTTTTTCAAGTTCTTGAGTAATCCTCTCAACTGTAGGGCCAATATCAGGGTTCGATACTTTTAACTCTGCTGCTTTTTTATTCATCTCTCTTGCTATAGCTCGTATGTTAGCACTATTTTCTAGTTGTGCTACCTGTCGTCCAAGGGCAAGACCTTTTTTATTAAAAGCAAAAACAGAGTCAGGTATGTAACCTTTAACTCCTTCTCGCCTTGATAGTGATTTTGCAAAAGAAGTTTCTGGTAACGTGTTTATAAACAACTGCACAATGTCAGATTGTAAATCATCTTTTACTGTTTTATTTAACCCTTTAGCTGCGTTAAGTATGTCCATTACTTGACCAACAAAAGATGTAGGAGGCGCGCTTCTAAAAATTCGTTTTGTGGACTCATTGTTATCGGCTGTTTGTATGGTTTCGATGTTTACATTTGGATCTTGTTTTAACTCTTCAACCCTTGCTGCTTGCTCTGCCTCTGTGCTGACCAGTTCGTATACGTTAGGGTCGCCAATATCCTCTCCAGCATCTTTTTTTCTTTTCATAACTTCTGGTTTTATGTCATACGTCACTACATAGCTACCCTCACGAACAAGAGGAAAGTATACATCTAAGGCTTTTTTGTCGAATATCTTTTTAAATACGTTCTGCAACCTTTCTGATACTTTTACACCATTCGCATCAACCTCATCGCCCACTGCTTTGTCTGCTTGAATACCCAAAGCTGTTCGTAGTTTAGTAAAGTATCTTTTGTAGTAGTTACGCATCTCATCAAACGCGTCTCTACCCTGCTGTCCAAAATCAGGATTACCTCTCCATATTTTTTGTTGGTCGTCCCATACTTCTTCTAATTTTCTATCCCCTAAATTCTTGCCTACGTATTCTTTTCTTGGTTTTGTAGGGTCTACCTGATAAATAGTAGCTCCGAAACTACGGCTGTATATAAGCTCATCAAGTAAATCTCTTCGCTTCTTATTGTCTTTTAACTTCCGCATAACTTTTGTTTTAACATCATCAAAGTCACGCCCTGCTGCATCCATATCTCCACGCTGGTTGTTAAATGCCGCTAACAACTGTTCTCCAAACCCTTTATTATCAGCGTCCACCAAGCCTGATTCATCAGCCATATTACTAACTGTTAACATGTCAGACAGCCCCATGAATATGCTCTTACCCCTAGTCCCCATCTTAGTGCTGCCTATAAAAGATAAAGCGTCTAATATAAACCCTCTACCCTCCTCTTTTGTAAGCCTTCCCTGATCTCTACTATCTTCTGCAATATTCTGTAACGTGTTAGCAGCACCTTCAGGATCAGATGTAGCTATTAATGACCCTGTACCCACAGCATCTTCGGTAGGTGCTAATAGTTGCGCTATGTCTGCATTTGCAGATTGAAGAGCTGTAAGAGGTGTGGTGGGTCTACCTGTGAGTTGCCTAAAGAAGTTTACAACCGCATTAGTAAATCGTTGTAAAGCACTGACTGGTTGTCCTTTGACATTTATGCCTGCAAGCATCTTTTGAAACTGTGGGTTACTAAATGTTTCTGATACAAATTCTTGTAAAGATTGCGTACCATACGCAGTTCCTAAACTATCTTTGACCTCTTCAAATAACGTGTTAAGTTGTTTTGTTGTGGGGTGAGACTTATTAGCCAGGTTAGCAAAGGTAACAGCGTGCGCTGCCTCGTGCATGAGAACATGTGTGTTCATACCACTTTCTGGGTTGATCTCTATTGTATTCGTAGCACTATCAAATCGACCTGCTAAATTACCAAGATCTTTAACAACTATCTTAACATCTTTTATTACTTCAGACATTTTTTTAGATAGTAGAGAAAGTGATTCTGGTAGTTGTGTATCTTCACTTAATTTGTTCAACGCACCTTTTACATCACCTTGTTCTACTAAGGTGTTAACTTCAGGATCTAGACCTATGGTAAGAGAGGTAACTTCAGAAGAAGGTATAGCTAGGGTTGTGTTTGCAATTTTTTTCCACGTTTTATTTTTCGCAAATGCTTTTCTTCTTTCTTGTATAGTAAGTTTTACGTTTAAAACTTTTATGGTTTTCTCTTTTTCTTTTATAGTTTTAGATCTTGCCCACCGTTCTTCTAATTTTTCTTGTATTTTCTGATCGTCTAACTCTGGTAGCTTTGCTGCAAAAGACGTATCTAGCTCTTCTGCCTTTGCTTGTTCTGCAGTTTTAGTCGGTCTACCTATTATTGTATCTGCACGCTCAGAAAGTTGTTTATCGGTCATTCTACCTGACCTTGCTTTTGCTATTGCATCGGTCAAATATGTTTTAGTATCGTCACTTAAATTAGCGTCTACCCATTTTTTAGCCTCTAGTGCAGCTTCTTTTCCTGTCCCTGCCATTACTGCCGTATATGGACTATCAGCAGCTATTTCGTCAGGACTTCTTTTAAACCCTTTGCTTTCTTGTCCTATATCAAAAGCTATGGCATCTAGTGCAGCTTGGGGAGTTGGCCCAAAACCTTTAAAATAAATTAGTGCTTTCTCTACAGGTTTTATTATCTGTGTTTTATTTTTTACTTTTTTTGATTTAGGTACTTTACCCTTTATTAGATTAGTTAAAGCCTTTTTATCTTCTACAGTTGTTTTATCATCTTGTAACACGTCCCCCTCTGCCACCGTCACTGCTTCTGGACTAGCATTGGTTTCAAATACAACTCTATATTCTTCTAGTGCATCTGTGTCTCTTTTAGCGCCTACTTCTTCTTTTAAAACATCTGTTAGAGTATCACCTGTTTTGGTGTCTTCCACTACAGGTTTAGGCTCTTTTAAAGCATCTGCTTTCTCTTTTGCGTAACGGCCTAGTATCTGCTGTCTTTCACTTCTCTTTTGGTCTGTTAACTTTCTTTTTTCTTTTGCATCTGCCGCAGCAAAAAGTGGTTTGTATTTTTCTTCTACAGCATCTAACTCTGCGGATTCTCTAGCCTTTAAATCTGCTGTTTTAGGTTTAAGTTCATCTACTTTAGCAACCTCAACTTTAGATGGTTCAGGGCCAATTTTTACACTATCTGTAGCAGCGAGCGTAGTTTCTTTATCTGCTACCTCATCTGCGGCTTTACGAACTTCTTCAGTAACAGGCGCATCAGTGGTTATTTTTTCTATATCGTCTACTATTTTATCTGCTGCTGCATCAGACTCTACAGGTGTAGTAGGTGCAACAGTTGTAGGTGCAGTGCCTCCACGAGTTCGTGGGGTAATCATTTGTATGGCTCTATAGATTTCATCAGCTAGTTTGGCTGTAAAACCAACTGCACTGCCATATGCTGCGGGTTCTCCTGTCTCTTCAAGTAATGTTTGTTCTGGATTGTACCCCTGCTCAACCATATTTTGTGCTACAGCCGCAGAAAATTCTTGCGCTCCCTCCACACCAGCTTCAGTAAGCACCCGCCTGCCTCTGGCTAATATACCACCTGCTGTTTCATCACCAAAAAAGTTACCCGCTTTATTTAAAAGAGGGAATTTTCTAAGTATTCTAAATGGAGTTATAATTTCAGAAAGCCCTATTACAGCTCCAAATTTTGCAGCTCTATTTCTTTCTTCTTGTGTTGCATCTTCTTCTCTAGCACGTTCACTAGCCTCACCTGTCCCTGCACCTATAGCTGCACCAATTCCCAAAGCGGGGTTAATTAACGTTGCACCAAGAATACCACCAAAAGAACCAAGTGCTTCACCAAATTTACGAGGTATAGCTGATGCTCCTATACCTATATTTGCATCAGGTGCAACAGCTTCTTGTACAACATCTCCAACATTTTGTATTTTTTCTCTTAATGCAAGTTCTGTTTCTTCTCCAAAAGGAGTAATAGCACCAAGAGCTGCGGTTTCTAACAACCCTGCCAGCCCACCTACTGTGCCTTTACCAAACTCTTGTATTTGATCTATTATAGTCCCAGGTCTAGCCCTAGCTTGCAGCTCTCCAGCCCGTGCTAAAGCAGCATAGGGGTCTTGTTTTTTGGCTAGATGTATATCAACGAGTTCTCTTGTAGTGGCCCCTTCTGGCCCTTCTACTTGTACTGGTGTGCCATCTTTTTTGTATATTGTATATGTACGCATGATGCACTTTTAGTCAGGATCTCTAGTAAGATCAAATTCGCTCTCTGTCTCTTCTTGTTCTTGTTTCGTTATATCTATATTAAATGCACTTTTTAATTTTCTAGCGTAAGCATCATACCTAGCATACTCTTCTGCATATTTAGATTTAAAATTACCATCAAATGCTGACTGTAGTTCTTTAACCGCCTCTAATTGATCGTTATACGCATCAGTGCCTGGCTCTTTTGTAGCTAATTCTGCTTGTGCCCTCTTTAACGCTGTGCCAAACTCAGAAGTTTCAAGTTCTTCACTTCTAGCTTCCATAAGATTAGCAGATATGGTGTCTAAACTTTTTCTTAGAAAATCTAACACGTTACCTTCTCTAGTTACACCTACCATCTTTTCTTGCACTTCTACAGATCGTCTTCGTATTTTTAACTCTGCAGCTTTGTTTAGGCGATCATTTATCATTTGAGTGTATTCTACGTATCTTCTACCAACCTGCCCACGCCCAAAACCACTTGACAATATGTAAATTAATTTTTCTAAGGAGTCATTGTAGGTATCTATTTTACTGTCAACTGTGCTTGAATCGTCACTTGAAGTAACATCTGTATTCAAAGCATTATTTATCTCTTCCTCTACTTGTTGATCTGCTAATTTACTTGCATCATCACCGCCATCATCAGTAGTATTTATAGTAGGCCCTGTAGTATCTAATTCTTGATCTGTGAACTCTGGTGCGCTTCTTCTTTTTCTTCTATCTTCGCTAAGAGTTGACTCTATACCGCTACCTTCAAAAGCTGGCCCTGCTTGTAAAAGTTCGGGGCTAGTGGACAACAGTTTATTTTGTGGTTGTGCAAGTGTTAAATTAGGAGGAGCGAATGATGGCCCGCCTGTAAAATCTTCTACTCCTGCAGCTATACCTTCTCTTACATCTCTAGTATCAGGTAAACCTAAAAGCCTACCTAAAAAAGAATCTGATTCTTCAGCAGAAGTTTCTACACTAGAGTCTTGTGCTTGTCTTAACAAGTTAAGTTGCTCGTCTATACCTCTTTGTTGTTTTTCTGCTTCTCGTCTAGCAAGAACATCTTTAGCTGACTCACCTGTGTTTACTGGCACAAACGGTTTTATATTACTGACTATACCTCTGTTATCAGTGGGCGCAGGTCTATTTTTTGGTTTTAACATACCGCCTCTTAGTATATTTTTTAACAAAGTTATTAATGACCTATCTTGGTTTGTAGAATAATCAAATCTAGGTTGAGTTCCTAAAAAATCATCTGTATATAAATCTCCTAACGCACCGATGCCATAAGGGTCGTTCACAGACCCACCATTTGCTAGTTTTACTATACCACCTTGTGCTGATCGTTGCATGGGCATCTGTCTAGGCATTTGTCTAGGATTTTGCCCTAGTCTTTTTAAAACATTAGCATCTAACTTATTTAACGCCTGTTGCGTTTTATTTCTTCTTCGTTGTCTATTAGCTAACAATTTTTTGGTGCTATCTACCACATCTCTTTGTGTTCTACCCTCTAGCTCCCGATCTATTTGAGATACAACAGTATTAGGGTTTTGACCCATAGCAGCATACATATCTGCCTCGTATGCTTGTTTTTCCTTTAAAAGTTTTTGTGCTGCCAGAGCTTTAAGAAGATCAGGTGTAATACCTTTAGTAGGATCAGGGCGCATTTGTTGCGTTGGGTTTGCTATTTGCGATAGCTGTTGAGGAGACATACCACTAAATGCTTGCTTTTGCCTTTTAAAATCTGCGTCTAAAGAACCTAAACCTAACATTATGTTTGTACTCCCTCTTCTTCTTTTGGCGTTGTATCAGGAGCTTGCATTCCGCCTAGAGCTTGTAATAATGCTAAAATGTCAGAAAAACTAGCCGCGCCTGAACTTAAAGCACTAGGTGTAGCAAAAGAAACATCCGTAGCAGATAATGGTAGTTCCTGTAACAATGACTGTAAATACACAGGCATTTTGTAAACAAAGTCTCGCTCTTCTTCAAACTGTAACTTGTCTGCTTCTACACCTTCAGCATCAATGGCTCTTTGTGTTGCACCTGCTGTACCCATTCTATCTAGTGCTGCGAGTCCATACTGCCTATCTCCTTCTTGGGTGTCCCTATCAAACTTCATACCTTCTCGTGCTTCACCAAAGGCTTTGTAGTAACCTTCTCCTAAAGTTTTATCTAATTGGTCTAATAGGTTTCTTCTTCCCTCTGCCTCCATAATAGCTTGCCTGCCACCACCGAACGCTCCTGCCTGTGTAAGTCTAGAAGCATCTGCTACTCTTGATATATCAGCTTGTCTTCTTAATTCTTTTAATTGTGGGTCTAGTACGTTTTGTAGATAAGGATTCATGTACATATTAACAGAAGCAGGATCTGCCATAGAACCTGAAAAAGCGGTCATACCCTCTGTAGGTATTGTAAGCCCTGCAAGTCCTTCAAATTGCTGTTTTTGCAGTTCGCTTGATCCTGCTGTAAGTGGGCCTGTATACGCTTCGTAGGGTAAACCAGCAGCTGCTAAACCTTGACCTAACATTTCTGTAGCATATGGGCCTATATAAGGCGATAAACTACTAGCTACACCTGTTTGAGTACCTAAGTCTGTACCTTCATCTATTGGATCTATTGCCATACCTATCTCCTACGCAGGTAAAAATTCTTTTGGGTTTATTTGTGGAGCTTGTTCTGTTTCTCCAGTTCTTGCTTTTCTTACACGTGCTAACATCTCATCAAGCACCTTTGCACCTGCGTCCGAGTTACCGTTACCTAAATGACTAACCACATCTGCGGGTATCACATATTCACCATCACTCAAAGCTGCAGGATCTTCGTTGTCTATGGTAGCAGGCACTTCATCTGCCATGCCGTCAGTCTCACCATCTAGGTATCTTTGCTTTCTTGTGCCTAACTCAGCTATACCACCAGTTTTTTTAAAATTTTTGGGGTCTGTCATTCTTTTAAATTTTTCTGCTTCTGCGTCTCTATACGCACTCATACCTCTATTTATTGCGTAAGATCCTAACCCACCCAACCCAGTAGCTGCACCTAAGTAGGCTAATAATTCTGGAGCAGATCTTAAAGCCTCTACTAATTCAACAAGTCCACCTTCAGAATAAGGGGTCGCTATGTTTAAAGGGTTAGTGGGGTCATCCTCTATATATTGATAAGGACTTGTAAATGGACTTGTTTGCTCTGAAGGTGACATATTTTGATTTAGCACAGACTGTGCTGTAGGCACTGCTGCAAAACTTGGTGTAATTAAAGGCTCTTCAACAGGTGTTTCTGTAACAGGTGTATCAGCAATAGCACGTATTTGATTAGCAGGGTTAGCAAGATTGGCAGCTTCTAATGTCGCGGCTTGTATTTCTGCCGCAGATCTTGCATCCGTAAGTGCTTGTTCTGCGTTATCCGCACCCATGTCTACGAAAGTTGTGTCAGTAAAGTATCTTCGTCCTCCACTTCCTGGTCTACGATTAAGATCAAACGTATCTGGCACGCGCCTTCTAACAGCTTTATATGTAGGTATAGACCCCTGATATCCAGTTGGATTTATTGTAGGATCAAAAGCTCCTGCTGCACCACCACCAAAACCAAGCAAGGCTGCTATGCCCATGCCAAGATCACTTAATTTTTGTTCGGTTTTATTTGGATTATCTTTAGTAGGGGCTGCAACAGTCTCAAACAAAGTGCTAAAATCAAACATATCTATATGCTCCCAAATACCTGTAAAAACTCTCTATCTTCATCATCCTCATCGTCTTCATCATCCGTGTCTTTTTCGTCCTCTTGTTTTAGGGAATCTAGATACTCTTCTAAAGAAAGAACACCGAGTCCTTGTTTAAGAGGGTCATATGTACTAGTAGTATACTGTTGAAAAGGTTTAGTAAATGTTTTTTCTTCTTCTTGTTGCGGAAAAATACTACCAAAATCGTAAATATAGTCTAAATCTCCCCCTTCTTCAGTCTCAGTTCTACCTATAATATACCCAGGCTGTTGTCTCCTACTTAATAATTGCGCTAAACCAACTAATTGTGGGTCAGGGGCTGTTACATTTACATTTACCGCTGTGTCTAATGCAGTATCTACTGCTGTATCCGTTGTCGTATCTACTGTAGGGTCTATTACAGTATCTAAAGACACTGTTTGCGTAGCATCTATGTCTTCTTGTATAGCATCTAAAACATTATCTACTTGGGCTACATCGCTATCTGTTAATGAATCTGGAGTTGTGCCTAATATATTAGAATAGTCAGTTTTTGTATCTTCATCTAAAGTGGTAGATATGGGGTCTTCAGGAGCAAGACCTAAAACTTCATCTAATGGCTGGGTTAGCACAGAGGTATCGTCTTTGGGGTCATCAAATGTGGGCAACCCTGCTATTGTAGGAGCTTCGTCTATATTTGCAGGAGTATATATTTCATTAAAATCGGTGCTTACATCAGGAGTAAAAGCTAAAACATTACCTATCGCTACTTCACCAAGGTCTTTTTTAACAAATCTTGTTTCTGCATAAGGATCTGTTGTGGGGTCATAGCTAGGGTCACTTGTATCCATATCTATAACAGGAGCAGTTTCAAGTAACTCTCGTTTATCCTCATCAGTAAGTTTATCTTTATTCATTAGGCTATCAAAAGTAGGTGAAACTGCTACACCTCCACTCTCAAAAAGTGCCATTATACCATCACCTAAAGTGCCTTCACCTGTTGCTATTTCAACTCCTGCATCTTGTAACCCAAAGTTTTTTATAGTTGAAGATCCAATTTCAGAAATAAACTCTGTTCCCATACCTCCTGCTCTTGTTGTAACGTTACCAAGTATACCTTTACCAACTTTTGACATTGGATTAACAACAACATGAGCTAATAAAACTTCACCTACAGTCTCAAATCCTGCTCCACCCAACATATATAGACCTTTAGCTTCTTGACTTAGTTTTATAAAAGCTAAATCTGGATCTCCACCAACAGACTCTAAGGCTTCTTGATATTCTGTGCTATTTCTATACGACTCATTATGTTCTATTTCGTAAGCAAGTCTATTTTCTATTTCACGTGCTAGATTACCTGCAGACTCGAAGTAATTCATCCCTGCTGTTAATAAAGTCCCAGTTTTTCCACCTAAAAGAATAGGAACCATATCCACTATAAGATCTACAAACCCACCTGACACATGTAGACTTGTACCATAAAAAGTTGGATTTTTACCAAAAGACACGTTTTCTACACTAACAGGTAAATAAAATGGTCTGTCTGTAGCTGGATTATTGCCCACATTACCCCACACAATATCGCCCGTTGCCACACTATCATCTAACGCCTTTTTACCATAAGATGTCATGCTATCTTTTAAAGAATCTGCAGTATCTTCAGTAAATTTTACAAAAGGAGCCACCATGTCTTGAGCAAGAGTTGAATCTTGGTAGGCTGCTATTTCTTCTTTTGTTGGAGGATTAAATATGTCTATGGGTGTTCCTGATAAAGGATTTATTTTATACTTATCAAGAGCGTTAGCTGAAAAATCTAAAATTTCTGCAAAACCACTAACTCTACCCCCAACTATTTCTTCAAGAGCAGTAGCTCCCATGTTTTTAATTATATCTGAAATATATCCCCCAATAGTAGGATTTTCTAAGTTTTTATATTTTTGGTTTATTTCTTCAAGAGCTTCTTCTCTTAGAGCCTCACCTTCTTTAAAATACCCCTCGTAAAAATCAGGTTGCTCCACCGTGTCTTCTGCGGTTTCTTGAATAATGCTATCAAGCACCTCTTCTGCCGTGTCTATAACAGGGGGTTTATCAATAACGTCAGCGGGTGCTTCTATAACAGGGGGGTCTTTTATTTCTGGTGCAGGCTCTTCTATGCCTTCTGGTAACTCCTCAGTAGGTCTTTCTTCAGTAGCTTCTTCATCCAGAACAGGTAGTTGCGGTGCTGTCGTATCTACTTCAGGTGCTTCTTCTTTTGGTTTACTAACTTCTAAATTAGTATAGTCTACTTGGGCAAAAAAATGGTCAACTACACTTTCATCTTCAGATAACCCGTATTTTTCTCTGTAGTAATCCTCGTCAAAATCGGGTTTAAGAGCAAGAAGTGCCTGCCTGTTCGTTTCTTCATATAAAGGTTTAAACTTATCACCAAGATCGTCTATTTCAGATAACACGTACCCTAAGTTGTTTTGATATGTTTCTTGACTGTCATTAAATAATTTTTCGTTTTTATCATAAGACTCTTTAGCCTTATCAAGACCAGGTTTATACTCTGTTTTGTAGTCAGATTCAAATTTAGTTGCAAAACGTTCTAACGCTTTTGCTGCATCGTTCACAGCGTTTGCATTTGCCTCATTTTTGTTACTATTATAACGATTTAAAGCACTTTGATAATTACTGTATAATCTGTCTTGCTCTGCTACCCCGTTATTTATTAAATCTCTAAACTTGTTATACCTTTCTGCATCTCCCACTAGTGCAGCTTCAACTTTTTGTAAAGCAGTTGCAGATGCCTGAGTGTCATTATAAGCACCGCTAAGTTGATCTATAGTTTTAAATACAGGCTTGTTTATAATTTCTTTTAAGTCATCAAATGCTTGTTCTCTGAACGTACCAAAGAAAGCCTCTCCTGAAAGTTCAGGATTGTTGTATAGTGCAGTGTTGAAACTGTTGGACACGGCATCAGTTAAAATTGCAACTTGTGCATCATTAAGGCTACCAAAAGTGCCTTCTTTTATAAAATTATCTACAGTTATGCTTATATTAGCATACTTTTCCAATATACCATTTAATGCTTTATACGGATCTGCTGCCGTTAAAAACGCTGCGCCAGATAAGTCTTCACCCCCCAATTCAGCTCCAAGAGCAGCAAAAATACTATTTTGTACCCCTTCATCTAACCCCTCAAACCCTGTTACTTCTCCTTCTGCAACATTAAATGTGTCTCTAGCTATTTTATCTATTTTACCAGATATTGTACCCATAGCTGCGCCAACAGCTTGTTGTAATCCGCCATTTTTAAACGCTTCTACAGGATCTTGTCCATATACAACTGCGGTAGCGGCACGTTTACTACCAGCCCCAATAATTTGTGACGCTATATTTGACCCTGTTGCCTGTTGCACAGCTGTCTGTGCGTATTGACCTGCAGCCTTTCCTACGGTGGCTCCTGCATAAGCTATGGTAGCCGCTTTTATTGCATCTCCTATATCCCCACCTTTAGCAAGAGTATTTGCTCCAGATGCTAAAGGTATAGCCCAAGTAGCAGCCGCAGTTACTGTTGTAGTGGTGGTTCCAAGTATCGCTGCGGTAGGCCCTGCTAATACGGTTGTGGCTAGCATAGCTATAGCTTCAATAGGATTATCTAACGCATAGTCTACAATATCTCCTACGCCATCTATAACTGGTTTTACAATCGTATCTACAACCCACTCACCTGCGTCTAATACAACATCAATAACACCTTCAACAAGATCCACAGCTCCATCAAATATATCACCTACAAAATCAAATATATCTTCGACTGCATCAATTATAAAAGCCATTTAAGATTTATCTCCTTGAGAAAATTTAAAAAATACACGAACAAGTCTGTTATCTTTAGAGTTTACCATGTACCCTTTAGTTCCAGTGCCTTTAAAAGTTTGCCCTACAGCTTTTGCAACAGGTTCAAGTGTGCCTGCTTTAAAATCAGCAGAATAATGAGTTATACCCTTTTGTTGTAAAACAGTAAAATATTTTACAATATTGTTAACAAGATTACGGGCTGTATCTACATTAAACAACCTACCATGTAGTTTATTTTTATCTTTACCTTTATGGGCTACAAATACAGTATTACCAACTTGCGCAACATCTACACTAGGCATAGTAAGTTCTTTAGTTATACCCGCAAGTGCAGCTTCAGGAGTTATATTTTTACCTGAACGAGATATACTTTCTTGCCCTGCAGTCATAGAAATAATAGTTGGCGCAGCAAGAGGACGCTTTTTACTATCTACCACCTCTACCATTACGTTATCTCCAATATACTAGCCACAACGTGTAATCTATTTTGTGTTGCTGCAGTAGCTTTTAATATTTCTGTTGCTTGTAAAACTAAAGGTGCAGTCAATAATTCTACAGTGCCGTTAGCAGATATAGATTTAGTTTTAAACAGGCTAAATACATCAGAACCATTTGTAAGTGTAAGAGTTATAGTATCGGCATTACCTGAGTCTTCAGATACAAGTATAGATTTTACAATAGCGGTAGTAGACGCTGCACATGTATAAAGAGTTGTTGCAGAGGCTGAAGTTAAATCTACTTTTGCATTTGTATATGTGTTAGGCATTAGCTTATAAACCACCCAAAAGCGTCAGATTTTTGTTGTGGTGAGCTGTCTCGCACAACATTGTCCAACTGATTAAAATATAATCTTAATATACCATTAAGTTGATTAAAATGCACTTCTTCATACTCTTTAGGTGCGTATGGTAATGCAGGTGCGCGAAATTCAACTGTATAAGAGTCTTCAGCAGCCATTATCTTCTCCCATCTGGGCGCATATCAACTCTTGGAGCGCCAAATTGCCATTGCACCCCTGTGGTGCTGGATTCTATCTTTACTGATAATTGTCGTCCTCTAACTCTTGTATGTATTTGATCTGTATAAGCCTCTACAGGGGATGTAGCTGTACGTGTTACTGTGCCTGTATTTGTGCCACTTTCTGAAATAGGGGAGTTTCTGCCTGAACCAGAAGAAGCATGTGGGAATAACGTCATATTTATAACAGGGCTATCAGCAGTAGAACCTTCAAAGTTTATGTCTGGTAACATACGAGATATAAGCATGAATTGATGTCCATCATCTAAATCAAAGTCTGCAGATAATATAAAAGAATCTATCGCTGCAGTCGTACCCGTTTCATTGTCATCAATACCATTTTCGTGATCTAACAACACACCATTGTAGGTGGTAGCCAATGGAAAAGATCTTAATCCAGAGTCCAACCATGCAGTTCTTGCCATATTACCGTAATACCATATATCTTCTAGATAATTATAGATAACATACCTGTCTATATTAGCTGAATTTGCAGAACAATAAAACCACCATACTTCGTGAAACGCTTCGTTACCTCCCGCAAATACTTGCGTGAACTGATCTGTGTTAAAATCTGTAAAAACATATTTACGTAGATCACAAGTAAGAGGTCTTGTTCTTCCATCATACATATAAAATTTATCTTTACCCATCCAATAAGCAACACCGTTTGTGTATGCCACTGAATTTTGAGAGGCGATTGATATATTTTCTCCCACTAATGTAGCACCCCAAACACCAGATCCAGCACCAACATACTGTAGTGCGTACAAAGAAGAATCAGACCATACAAGAACCTCCTGTCTAGCTTGAGATGCAGCTACTATTTCTGTGCCACGAGATAAACGTAAACTACCTGCTTGATTAGTGGCTGCAGGTGTCCAATTTACAGCGCTTTCTTGGTCAGACCACCTTATTAACATGGGGTCTAAAACACTACTACCTATGGGATTAGTGCCAAAACAAAATACAAAACGGTTGATATCAGATATAGCCATTACATTCTGTATTGTAGGTACATCAGATGCGCCCGCAAGTGATGTTAAAGCAACGGCTCTGGTATTAAGGTTGTCTTCATTACTAGCATCCCAATAATATAATCTATCTCCTCTAAAACCAAAAATTAAATCTTCTCCAAAATTTTGTTGTGACCATATACGTAACTCTTCTTGGCTGGTTAATCCAACATTCCAAGACCCTGAACCCCAAGAACTACCTCCCCAACCTGAAACTTCTGAAGAAGAGGTTGCACCAGATACTATTTGGTAAGCTGCAACGCTTGTGGACTGTGATACGCTACCTGTGTTGTCACTCGCATCAGAAGATATATTAGAAAATGTTAACGAAGCATTATCAAAAGTTTTAGCATTAATCGTATACGCATTTGCTGACTCTATAGATTCTATTTGATATTCGTTATTTAAAACAGCAGTTGTAAAGTTACCTCCTAAAGTGCTTGTGCCACTAAATGTTACAAAGTCTCCATCAGAAGCTCCATGATCGATATCTGTTACAAGTATTGTAAAGAAGAAAACTGTTGCCCCTGAACTATGTGTAGCAGCTGTTGTGCTTGTAGAAACACCAGACACTAATCGTGATGCACCTCTAGTACAACCTGTTAACGTATTATCAGTTATACCTGTATAATCTATAACTTCACTGCCAATCAATACCTTACCTGATATAGGAAACCCTGTTGTATCAGTAAGAGGTATTGTAGTGGCACTCGTGGAAGTTACTGCAGCACTCAACGTAGTCCTAAACGCCTTAAAAGTAACATCACCCTCGCTAGTTGTGTCTCTAATAGGAGTTATATCATTAAAATTACCTCCAGATTCTATAAAAAATTTAAGATGTGTGCCTATACCTATTAAGTTTTGTTGCCCCAAAGTTATCCAATTAAATATAGATCTTGCTGTTCCTAAAAATGTAGTAGATGTTGTGCGTGTCCATCCACCTATTTTTTCAGGTGTGCCTTGTCTAAACCGCACATTGTTGCACTCATACCAACCCCCTTCAGACGCATAACGTGTGTTTTCACGATTTACTCCAGGTTTAAAAGATAACTTCTTTAGAGGCATGCTATTGTACCATACTTAACGATGCTTGCGTTGTTTCTTTATTTCTACGAGTCCAACCTTTACCAAAAGTTTTAAACGTAGATAAGTTTTCATAAAAGTCTTGTCGTATTTTACCAAACTCTTCAATCATATACTTAGGGTCTTGTTTGTTTATGAGAGCCAATGTTTTTGGCCCTATGGCTCCATCAGGGTTTGCGCCTACTACTTTCTGTAGAGCCTTGGCTGCACGACCTGTACCACTATTCACGCCCCAATCAAAAACGCAAAAATCTAAACCACTAGGAAGATCGTCACATTTAAGTCGGTTCCAATAATTTTCTCTATAAATAGGAGCTACATCATCTGGAGTGAGATCTTTCATATCTTTATCTCCTCCCCATTCATCATACACTCTTTTAGTTACACCTAAATTTGTTTCCCCACCAGGATCTTCAGGGTGATTAACATACCCACCTTCGTGATGAAGCAACATAGCTAAACTGTTTGTAAAGTTTTCTTTCATTTCTTTTTTCCTATTGGATTAAAAAATTTCTTTGCACTACGTGTCGCAAATGAGGCTGCTACGATACTGCCTAAACTAATCTGATACCACTGGGGCATACCCGCAAGGGCTTCAAACCCATCTGCTACAATACCTCTGCCCCACTCCCCACAAAAACTAAGTACAAGAGGAATACTGAAGAGCAGGGTTAACCATTCGTCCTTCCATGAAGACTGTGATGCTCGCATTGCAGCAAGATCCCAATCAATCTCACCTGTAGCTTCTTTCATTTTAATTTGAGCTTCTGCTTTTTGGATAGCAGTCTTACCTTCAAGATAAGAAGAAGCTAAAGAAGTTACTGATGTAAGTAATGTACCTATCATTTAGCGCCTCCATTTTTAGACATCCATGCCGATACACCCATATACGCCCCAACCAAACCTGCACCTGTAATGTAAAATAGATCACTTACATCTGTCAATAATTCTATACGCTCATCTGGAATAAACGGCATAAACAACATCAGTGTGAAAACTCCCATGCCTATTAGCGACCATCGTGCCATACGAAGCTGTGCTAGATGTTTCCGCGACATGTCTTCAAATTCTCTGATTTCTTTCGCTTTATCAATTTCAGCATCTGTTACCACACCATCTCCATCAAAATCGTATGGGTTAAGTTTACTATCTTCTTGTAATTTTTTACTCATTTAAACGCCTCTTTCATAGCATTAAGCATATCTTTTACACTAGGTGGTTTATCCTTGGGGTCATAGGGGCAAACAACTTCTTTAGGGCATAAATCATACGAATCAACCAATTCAAGAAATCCACTACCATTTGCTCCTTCGTATAAACACCACCATGCGTGGGCATTTCTGCCGTTCGCGTTTCGATGTGCTTTCTCTATCTTTTTTAACCTGCATATCGTTAAATGTCCATTGTTTAGTGTGGGTTGAAACTTATGCTCACTAGCTTCTATCCAAGAGCCAAAGACCATATGCAAAAGCAAAGAGAATAGCAATGCCAAGGCCAAAGGTGCTAATAAGTATAATATAGAATATAATTTTTTCTTTTCGTTCCTGTGCTTCATATATCTCTTTCTGTCTGCGTTTGCGGATTTGCCCCTCCATAGCCAACAATTCATCCCAAGCACCCGTGCCATTTGTAAACATAATAAACGTTTTTAACTCATCTCTTTGTTGTTGAAGTTTCTTTTTAGCAGCGAAAGCTTCCAGGGCTTCCTGCTCTACCGACTGCCCGTTAAAAACCTTCCTTAACATAGAAGGATTTTTGGCTCGTTTCTCAATATTAGCTACGTCTGAGACAGCACCCATCCAACGACTTAAATCACCTGTCATGGCTTCTAAATCACGGCCCGCAGCAAAAGCTCGTTTTATTCCCCCAAAAGCGGCAGTTGCTGTGGAGATGGCTGCGCTTATCGTAAGGGGATCCATTTTACATCCGTATAACTATGCTTATGAGTAGAAGAAGAGTAGCACCAGCAGAGCCAAGCAAGATAGATTCAATGCGCTTAACACGATTAAAAAGATCCTTGAATTGTATATTTGCCTCAGTTTCGAGGCGAGTCGCACGTGAATCAAGACGAGCTACTTCTTTATTAAGGGATGTTAAAGTTATGCCTTGCCTAGCCATTAGTTCCTTCCATAGTTTTAGTAACCGTCTCATTAGTTCCTTCCATATCCTCATCCACTGTTTCTTTAAACGAAGCAAGAAGTTCGGCTCGAAAACTTTCAGATGCGCGTTGTAATTGATCTAATTCTCCACGTAAGGTATTTGACCTATTTGTCAAGTCTTTTAATTGGCTAATTAAATACTTCTGTTTAGCGTTTAAATCTGTTTCTTTATAGTCTTGTCCATCTATATTTAACACGTTATTAGTCATTAGTCATCTCCTTAATATATATGTTAACTTGGTTCAGTAGGCCAAGTGATTCCGTTTATTTTTATTCCATCTTCATCTTTACTAGTATCTAAAACAATAGAAGGATTCCACTTAGAAGTTCCTGCCGCAGGCAAATCTCTTAGTTCTTGTCTGTAAGTTTTCCATTTATCAGGTACAGCAGACCCAGATTCTAGTGCTTTTAATGCTACCCAATCAGAATTACCTAATCTTATATTTCTTTCATCTCTAGCAAACTTACTAATTTCATCAGGATTTAATTTGTCTATTCTATCTTGAGTCCACACACCATCATTTGAAGAATCATTAACTCTTTCTTTGGTATTTCTTTTTGCTCCCTCTGTTGCAAAACTTGGAACGCTACCTGTTTTGGGAGCAAAGTCAAAAGCAAGAGCATCAAAGTCATCCTCTGTCATGCTATCTTTCATAACAATATGTGCATAACTACCATCTGAGTAGGTAACAGTAGCAATGCCGCTTTCTATTTTTGTAATTGTATATTCACTCATGGGCTTACCTTTCCTTTGACCGCCAATTATCTCGGTAGTGATTTTTAATTTGTCTTCTCATAATAGCACCTCCTTTTCTAGCTTCTTTTTCATCTGCTTCATTCGCAAATCGTAAGTTTAATTTTGAAGTAACTCTTCGAAAAGGAATTACTTGAGCAATAGGAGTGCCAATTTTTACTGTTCCTGCAAATTCTTTATTGATAAAAAATGGAAAGTTAACCGCAAAAGGATGTTTATCTGTATCTACAACACCACTAATTATTTTTATGGGAATATCATCTCGATGCTGTGGTGAGATAAACAAACAAGACCATCCTTTAGGTGTAACAATTTTCCACGGGTTTGTAAGTTTATAGATAATATTCGGAACTGCATTAGTATCCAATGTCGTATTATCTAATTGTTCTTTTTTGTGTGCCGCTAATGAGTACAAAGGCTCATCTCCACGCTCACTAATTGGAACAGGATTGTTATCGTAAGCTGTCTCGTTGCGAATAAAAATATCGTGCCACAATGGAATACAAAATCCTGTTTTCATCATGTCAACAAAAGGCATACATTTTTTTATGCTCATATTTCTTGTGAGAGTTGAACCAGAAAGTTTAGAAGGTTTTACATTCAGCTCATGCCCCTTCATCTTATCAGGAAAAAACCTAGACATTAAATCAGGCTTCGGGGCGATATCATAATCGAAATCTTCACCTCTCATGTAAATAAAGTCTATATCTACAAGTTCATTATCTTCTTTTATTTCTTTAAGAAGTTGCGCCATTTATAGTTCCATCATTTGATATTATGTTTATTGAACCCGATGAGAAAGATGCCGCTTTCCCTGCCGCACCAGCTGAACCTGCTGAACCTCCGCTTGAACCACTGCTTCCATTAGAAACATTTCCGTTTGATCCCGTTGAACCCGTTGAACCTCCACTTCCACTTGAACCTGCTGAACCTGCAGCACCTCCATTTCCTCCGTTGCCTCCGTTTCCTCCAGTTCCACCAGAACCTGCGTTTGTTCCACCGCTTGCCCCTCCAGAACCACTAGAGCCACTAGAACCAGACCCTGCGGATTGATTGTAACCAAATCCTATCGCACCTGCGCCACCTGCTCCTCCGTTACCACCCGAACCACCCGATGAAGAAGCAGTGCTTACACTTCTTCTTCGAACCTGATGTCTTGGCTGAGAACTACCACCCTGAGAATTTGAACCCATTTGATATTCATAATTTCCTAGCTGAACTCCTGACTGAGCTTGAGACTTTGAATAGGCAGCTGTGTTGTAAGAATAGTAGGTGTTAGGCCAATATAGCTGATATGAGTTACTACCTGAATTACTCCAAAACCAAAACGGGCTTGGGAAAGAATAATAATACGATGTAAAACTTCCATAAGAGGTATAGCTTCCGTTTCCACCAGATCCACCCTGACCGCCTCCACCACCGCCTGCACCACCTCCACCTCCACCAGAGATTTCTCCAGTATTGATTAGGTCAAAGCTGTGTGCTGAGGTTATTGCATGACCACCGTCTCCACCATTTCCACCTGTTCCACCATTGGCGCTGCCTCCTGAACCTGCTGTACCTGCCGTGCCTCTAATAGTCCCTGCGTTATTTATGGTAAGTGTCCCACCCATACCACTTGGAATGGTTATTGGGCCAAGATCCACACCTGATGGAACAATTAATGTTTTTGCTAAAGCGCCTTGATAGTCAGAAGTACCAAACGCAGTTTGTAAATTTAAACTAGATGCTGCTGAAGCAGTAAATTCTAGTCCAGAAGCCCCTAGAACTACACCAAACCCTAAAACATTATAGCCAAAACTTGTCATTACGCATCATTAGCCGCATCGGTTGTAAAGAATAGTTTTATACCCAAAAGTCTTGCATCGGCATCTAAGTCATCAGCAGATACGTCTCTGAATATACGAAAGAAACACAAATCTTCTGCTGCAGGAGAACCTGCGATAGTTACATTACCACTTTCTGCAGTAACGTCTAAATCATTACTTGTGCCTGAATGAGCTTTAGCTGTTGCGGCAACAGCTGTACCAAACGCAGTATTAAGGTCATCATTATCAGAAAAAGAGCCTCCTGCTAATGACCAAACCACGTCACCTGAATCAGTGGATGTAGCGGTAAAATAAGCTTTAAATGTTATTGTTCCTTCGTTCCATGATTTAGGAAAAGCTATAGTAAACTGAGCAAACTCGTCACTAGACTTATCAAAGTCCAAACATTTTAATTCAGGGCCATTTGCTAGTTCTACTTGAGTAAGATCAGCACATCCGTTTGTACTTTCTGGGTACATAGCTGCGGCAGGTATCCATATTGTTTCCTTACCTGCAACCTTAACAGCCGCACTAGAAACTGTTGGTTGTTGCGTAAAATTAACTACACCACCTGATGATATTGCAAGAGCATCTGTATCAGAGGCAGAACCGATGTTTCCACCATCGGATATAGTTATGTTACCCACGCTAGAAATATCGTGACCGCCAAAAGTTGTTCCACTTGACGCATCAAAAGATATTGAATCTGGTTCTAATGTTATAAGGTTGTTTGCAGAACCTTGCCAAGCTTGATTTCCTGCATCAGCAACTCTAAATATTAACTTTCCATCTTCTGTGCCATCTGTAATATCCTTAGATACTGCTAAAATAGCTCCATAAGTAATATTTTCATCTGCATCATTTCTTCCTTGAAAGTAAATATTACCAATAAAATCATTATCAGCAGGGGATGCTGTATCTCTAAATAGTTCAAGTGAAGGATCAGGATTAGCATCAGTGTCATAACCTGTGAGTTTTAAACCACCTTCATGCTTAAACCTACCTTTTTCTAAAGCCGCTTCAGATTTGCCTAATTTAATAACTAAATCAGTTTTATTGTTATCTGCGCCAAATGTTGCATCTGCTTCTGCTACGATTGAAGCAGCAGTTGCTACTGCATCTGTTCCATCAGATTCATCAGGAGCCGCAAACTCAATAGCACCAATTACATCTCCATCTCCGACAGAAGTATCTGAAGTTTGTAATTTAAGTATAGCACCATCTGAAGTTTTAACGGTAATGTCTTGGGTAAAGCTTACTTCTCCGTTAGACGCAATAGAGATAGCATCTGTATCAGAGGCAGAACCAATATTACCTGCATCTGGTATAATTATGTTTTGACTAAATGTTACTACACCTCCAGATGAAATAGAAATAGCATCTGTATCAGAGGCAGAACCTATGTTTCCAGCATCTGGTATAACAATGTTACCTCCTGTAGTCATAAGACCGCCACCTGTATAAGTTCCGCTTACATCTAGATTTGCATTTACGTCTACGAGAGTTGCATTAAGTTCGATCTCGTCTGTTGCGTTTATATCTAAAACAGTAGCACTAGGCGCATTTATAAATTGCGATGCGTCATTAAACTGAAGTTGCATTGTAGAGTTTAACAATAGACCTGTATCAGCAACATGTGTTAATGTTACA